ATGCCATTCTCTTCAACCGCCACGCTCTCATCTGGGCGAGGAAACCGCAGATTGATCCGCTCAGTCTTCCTCGCAGGCAAGCGATATGGGTCGAAATTGTCTGCGCACCCCTGATCACATACCCTCAACCCCGGAAAGTTAGGGTCAGGGCCTAGCTGCACTAATGCCCTCTTCATACGACACCTGTCGCAGATTGCAATCGCAACCGATGCTAAACCAGTAGTGTCAAGAAATACAGGCATTTCAATCTCAAAAAGTTACCGTGTGTAAACACCAATGTTCGGTTGGAAGTACACAGGGCTGCGATCGCGCTCTTCCTGCTCAACCTCACGCAAGAATTGGTCTGCCATCTTCTCCAAGTAACCTACCCTGTCAAGCTGTACACCCGGTAGTTCCATGCTCATTCTGTGAGACAACATCATGACTGTTGCCTCGTACCATCTCTGAGGAATTTCTAGCTCCCCAGACAAGTCACCCACATCCATAATCTGCCGCGAATACCAGACAGTCATTTGGATAAACGGGTCACTAGGCACAGGCCACAAATAGATTGAAGCCTGAGGAATCGTGCGATCAAACCAGAACTGATACGGCTGGTTTGCTGTGAAATTCTTGTTTGGCAGGTTCGTGTAGTCATCCCGGTTTAGACGAGCCATAGGAATCTCACGGCTGTTGTTCCCAAAGTACAACTCACGCAACGCTAAAGTCGTGCCGTTGTAAGCACGAACCCTGTAATACTCAACCGTCTCACCCGGCTCAACGTCCGTCCAGATCCACTGATTGTCAGTTACGACAACTGTTCCCAAATCTTCAAGAGTGTTCCAAGTAGTTCCGTCCAAGGAGTATTCAAAGATGATGCTCCAAGTAGCTGAACCGCCAGCAGCAACAAAAGGAAGAATGCCGATACTGCCAACATAAACAGGATTATCAGTTCCATAGAACACCGATATGTTGCCGTTAGCGGAAGTCTGCTGGCAGTACGTGTCAATGTCTGAGTCGTAGACATTTGCCACAACGCCACCGGCAGAAGATGTGTAGTCACCACTTGGACGATCCAGTGTCCTATACAGGACATTCAGTGCATCTACACCCCCAATAGGCAGTTTGTAGACATACTGGTCGGCTTTTAGGCCATAAACCTTTTTGCTGATCGCCCAGTATTGAATGCCCCGGTTGATCAGGTGAGACAGCAGGAAGAATAAAGACTCCCGGGCAGACTTTTGCTGCTCAGAAGTCAACTCTTCTGCCAACTTGCCACACCGCCTAGCCCCATGATCAATCAAGGTCTGGACATCAATGACGGTAGTTCCAACTGTTCCCGAATAGGCCATTTAAAACCCCGAACATTTCCAGCGACGCATGGACGCACGAGCGCGAGATCCTTTCTCGCTTTTCTCAGCTATTGGCCTCATACGCGCACAGAACGAATCCTTACGTGGGCCACCTTCCGGCTGAGGAGCCTTCAGGTTGCTGCCAGTCTCGCGGTTGTACTTAGCCCTGCCCTTCGCCGTTAAGCCTGCTCCTTGGCTCACAGGCAGCTTTTCTCCCCTGCCCACAGCCAACGATGGGCCTCCGTCTTTTAAGCGCTCTGGGAGCTTTTTAGGGGCTTTGGTGGCAGACACAAACTCCTCGCCCACAGACTTAGAAATGCCAGTCTTCTTGGCGATAGACGGGTTGTGCGCCACTGCCTGCATCAACCTAAATTGAGCTTTGGACTTGGCAGGCATGATCAGGCGTATGGGTTAACGTAATGTTTCTGCATCTCAAGGATTACGGTATACGCATCCCCGGCACCAGTTTCATACGTGGTAAACGTAATGTTGCCCGTTTTACCAGATCCAGCATTGTTAGTCAGACCACCAATGTTGGAGTAATCCTGAATGTACTGAGTATTGGACGGGATCGTTTCAATCATCAGTGGAGTGTTTGCTTGCCAATACATCGCAACAGACATGCCCGAGGTCAGGGCAGAAACTTTGAGAATACTTACAGCATCGCAAGCGCCGCCGCCAGAATTAGATGGCAGGAGAGATGCAGGATTTACTTTCACAACGCCAGTCTCACCAGAGGAGTCAGTAGTCGTGAAGTCAAACTTCATGATGGCAACACGTTCACCATCAAATAGAGTCTGGGAGGTTGCAGTTGCAGCCATTTCAATCTCCAATAAAAGACAGGGGGACTAAGCCCCCTTGTCTCATTAACACGCTCTACCGCCCCGCTTTTTGCCCGGGGAAACAGTGCGGCTTATTTCACGCTCTGTCGTGGTCACAGAACCAGCCCTTGGCTTGGTCAAAGCATTAAAACCCTCTTTGATCTTGCCGGGAAGGCTTTTCATAGTCTCAATCGGATGAGCAATGGCATCCATTACCGCTTTACGATCGGCCTCATTCTCAGCCTTTTCATCTTCGTAAAACTTCTTGTAGCCTTCGCTTTCCCGAGCAGAACCATGAACAGGCTCTCCACCACTTGCCATCTTCTTGCCTTGATATTTGCTGTACTTGTCAGTCAAATTCATCTTGGCTTCTTTCATGGCAGTAGCGTTTTCTGCCTTGTGGATCTTGTGCAAACGACCCTCAGCCGGTGTGACCTTGCCACCTGTTTTAAAGGTGCCTGATAATCGGCTGATACTTACTGGCTGAGAGGGCTTCTTCTCCCCCTGTGGCATCCTGACGGCGCGTCCATCAGCCTGAACTGAACCGCCGTCAGCATACTTTTTTGCGGAGCCGCCCTTCTTGTAGCCACCCGCATTAGCCTTTGCCACACCACCAGTCTTGTAGCCGCCGCCATTACCCATCTTCACGCCGCCAGTTTTGGCAGGTGAACGGTCAGTCTTGGCAGTGTGCATCTTGGTGTTGCGATACTCTCCGCCTTGATTTTCCGTGTTGATAATGCCGCCGTTTTTGTAGCCGCCTTGACCGTCTACAACGCCGCCAGTTTTCAGACCCTTGTGGGCTTTAGAAGCAGGCTTAGAGGCGTGTTCTTTGAGCTTCTCAGCCACAGAACCACCATCCTTCATTGCAGGCTTTGCCATCATCGCCTTGCGACGCGATGCCATAGTCGGCTTAGCAGGGGTACGAACGGGGTTTGCCATTGCAGGGCGACCTACCATCGGGGACTGACCAGCCATAGCACCAGCGCCGCCCAGACCACCCATGCCGCCCATACCACCATCAGCCATCTTCTTGGCCTTAGTGGTTGAGCCACCCTTCTTCATAGCTACAGCACCGCCGTTTTTGAGCTTCAGCTCTACGCTGGGCTCAGTGGTCATCATTTTGACCATTGGCTTAAACTGACCCATAGCTCTTCTCCTTTAAGTTTTCTGAGCGTACAGCACATTAAACAGGATTTGAGCCTGAGTGTTAGCTACGTTGCCATCAGGATCAACAGAACAATAAATCACGATGTTGTTTGCAACATTGCTACGTGCCAGCAGGTTTGCAACAGTCAAGCTGCCAGTCGTAACATTGGTGGTAGCAACATTCGTAGTCGGCATGTACTGGGCACCGTTTGACGAACTACCAACACGAATATTCAGCGCATTTGCTGTGCCCGATCCAACATCCCAGTTCACAATCTTCGACGCAGTAATGTCGATGATTTGGGAGTTTTCAGGAACCGTGATCGAACCACTGGTAATAGCGCCAGTAGAGTTCGAGGTCACAGTAACTGTTTGCATCAGGACGCAGTAGCCGCCGTCTACGGTGTCAGTAAGCGTGTCACTGCCCGAGCGAATGCCAGAACCAAAATAGGTTTGCGTCATTTCAATCTCCTATTAAGAAGAGAGCCGAAGCTCTCCCCCTTGGTTTAGACACCCGGCGTACCATACATGGCACGTGGGTCAGTGAAGCCAACATCGTAACGCTCAGTTGCCTTGTAGCGCATCGAGTCAGTCTCAAAGTCACCTTCCATCGTTTTCTCCAGCCTACGACGCATCATCAGCTTCATGCCCTCTGGGGCATCAGTCTGAACCCACCATGCGGTCGAAGAAGTCAGACGCGACAGAACTGCAGCGCCTTCGTCCAGCAGGCCGATGGATTTGATCGGGTTGATGTCGTTGTTAGCGTTACCAGCACGAAGAACCGACTTCAGCAGAACTTCAGCTTGGAAGACGTTGCCCGGAGCCACCACCAGCTGGCGGGGAACCAGACGAATCTTCTTGCCGTTGTTGTCCACTGCCTGACGGATCTGAATCAGCATCTGCTCCAGAGAAGTCTGGGACAGGTTAGCTGCAGTGGTCAGGAGGTTCGAGAAGGTGCCGTTGACGATCGGGTGCGAAGCAGAGTTCAGCTGCACACCGTCACCGCCCGGATAAGCGCTGTTAAAGGCGCGGTTCAGGACGTTAGCCGACAGAGTTTCTTTCGTCTCAATCAGCGACTGTGCCAAGTGACGGGCATAGACCTGACCGATACGGATGTGATCGCCGTCTTCAACCAGAACTTTGGTCAGCGCGAAGGCCAGACCATAGACGTTGTAGACATAGCGCTTGAGGAACAGCACACCGCCCTGCTGATAGACGACAGGAGCGCCGTCAGGCATTTGCGGAGCTGCACCAAAGCCGTACAGAACCGGCTCTTCGTGGTAGTTACGGGGAATGCCTTCCTGTTCGCGGAAGACTCGTGACCATTCATCAGTACGCTGATCGTAGACACCATCAAAACATTCGTTAAGAATCGGTTCGACAATACTACGAAAGTCTGTACTTCTCATTGGGGCTGCCATAGTTCAGTCCCTCCTTATCAGATAGCCGCCGCGTTGGCGAGATACTGGTGCTGGCTAATCTGAACCTGCACAACAGTGTATGAATCACCCCATGCGTTGTCAGGATAGGGGGCCAGATTAACTACGCGGCACTGTTTAACAGAACCAGCGCCTGCAGCCGTAGTGCCCAGAGTGCACTGCGACAGGCCGGTTACGTTAGAACCAGCAGTAGCGTTGGAAATGTTGAACTCGTCGCCAACAGCAGCTTGAGTTAGAGAGCCTTCTGCTTGAATTTCATACACGATGTTGGGATCAGTGTAGAAATACGCAACGCACGAACCAGTCTGGTAGGCGGTTGAGCCGGGCCAGTAGTTCGATACGCGACGGCGACCAGTAGTGTCAGTCCACTCGACGCCAGCGAAGGCACCGACAAACTGTTCACCAGCAGCAGCAGGCTGAATCACGCCAGCACTGTCAAGTTTGACAGGCTGACCTTTGAGGATGTCCGAGCTATAGCCCGAAGTAATACCGTTAGCCAGCACAGTGGCGCGATCCAGACCCGAAGGATGAAACGCAGGGCGCAGGCCGAACGGAGCATTTGTCGAAGACATGTGTCACTCCATAAGGTTAAACAATTCCTAGCCTTGGAAAATTGGCGCAGGAAGTGGTTTATCAAGTTGCTCTATGCCATCGCCTTCCGTTCGACTCAGGTTCTTTCCTGAACTATCACGTTGCTGAAGTGATTCAGCTTGAACGCGGATCTTATTCGCTTCTTCCAACGGTGCATCGTGGTGGAAGTGCGCCATAATTTCCTGATAGTGCTCCATCGGTATTTTGAAGAGCAGCATCTCGTTACACGCGATATAACCAACGTGTTCGCCAGCTTTTACACGGTAATTCTCGTATCCCGGAACCTCATCAGCTTTCACTGGTACGTATCCTAGGCGAATCCGCTTATCAATACTGTCGTAACTGTTAGTTGTCGAGAGCCAGCAAACATGCCAGCCGGGTAAGTCGGGTGCATTTGGCAATGCGCTTTGTGCCCATTCGTCCTTCCACATCTTGCGACGTTCGTCGGATGACACAAAAGTTTCCTCCGGTGCCTCACGAGACTTGTCGTGACTAGCGCGATCTTGGCGCCCACCTGCAGAGAGAGATTTTTTAAGACGAGAATCCATGATTAGCTCCTATTTTGTCGTGCTTCAATTGCGTAGCGTTTGATCATCCGGGCTCTCTTTTCAGGATCGTCCCAGAATCCGGCTTCTTTCATCGCTTGAACCTGCTCCCTACTGAGAACAATCTGGTTCGATTTAGCACTACTCGATGCCTCACGCCCCGAACTGGTTACAACGCTCTTCGGAGGTTTTCTCACTGGCGGTTTCTCGCTAGTGAAATCAGTATAGCGGTTGGGTAATACTTTTGACAAGCGATTGTCAAGTTCTTCCCAATATTCTGGCGACTTGGGATCCCAGCCCTCATCAGCCAGAGCTTGGTCTACGGTCATGGCAATCTTGGAATCGATGTCCCGGCTTTGCGGGTCGTACCAAGGATTGGCTTCCATCCATGCCGAGGCGTAACGCTGAAGCAACGGATCCTGCTGGATCGTCTGAGGGCGGTCAGGCTGCACCATCCTCTTCTTCATTGCGTCTAATGCCTCAACCTCACGACGCGCTTCAAACCACATTTCTTGCGCTTGAGTAAGAAGCTCACCGTTCATCGACTCAGTGGCCTCTTGCATCTTGCGTTTCGCAAAGTCAACACGCAGTTGCTGGTCTTCGATCGCTTTGTCCACCCGAGCTAACTCACTGCTCTGGGTTTTCTTTTCGATAACAGACAGACGCTCTAGCAACTCTTGGTTCTGACGTTGCAAGTTTTGCAAGCGAATATCCTTCTCCGTCTGTACTTGACGGTGGTATTCCTTCCTTGCTTTACGCTTAGCTCGTTTGGCAGCCCGAATAGCGTCTTGCTCGGGGTCTACGGAGCCATTAGCGGCGATTTCAGCCGCTTCTGCAGCCGCGTCAGCTGCATCTTCGTCCTCGTGTGTTGCAGGCTCTGGAGCCGCTTCTAGGGGCTCTGGAGCCAAATCTGCTGGCAGGCTAACTAAAGCCGTGCCGTCTTGCTCCTCAGACACAAATAGGTCTTGAGTTTTGTTGTCAACTTGGTCATTCATACGAAAGCCCTCATGGTCAGAGGATCACAGGTTACCTTTGTGATCACTTCGTGGTCATTGAAGACGGCAAACAGCGCCGGATCTTCATCGGGTTGGTCAGGAACAGCCACTTCCCAACGATCGCCGCCCCACTTCGGGACGCGAATGTAGTCCCCCACCTCGCACCATGAGCCTTCAGGCCACGGCTCCATTGTGTCGCGCTTCTTGAACGCCAATGGGCCAACTGCAATCACCTTTGCAACCATGTTCTGCCACTTCTCAGTCTCTTTCGTTTCTTCAACGAGAATGATTCCAGCAGCCGTCGCCTTCTTTTTGGCACGACGGAGTTGCACAAGAATTCTTGCGCCAAGAGGTTGTGCGCCGGGGTCTACCTTGGGAAATGCCCAAGCTATTTCAGCTTCGTTAGAAGCTACCGGCAGTTCATTCATGTTCATTTGGCTCCTCTAAAAGTTTGTTTAGGATGTCTAATGCTTCACCAAGCCCAAGATAGTTTCCCACTAGCCGGTGGTAACTCTCGATGTTCATCGCGTTACCTTCCGCTAATGCAGTCGCTATCTCTGCCCGACGCGCTTTTACAACGCTTATGAAGTCGCTTGCGTATCTCATGCGTTTCGCTTGTCTACACCTTTGCCACCACTAAAGTTGCCGTGGTCGCTATTCGCTTTTGGCAGGGTCGCAGAACCCTGTTCTTTCATCTGCTCACCATTTACCCATGCGCCTGCAGCCATGCGCTGGTGCTGCTTGACCTGCTCGGTCTGCTGCTCTTTGTCGTAATCAGCCATTACATCCTCCCTAAGTTACGTTGCGCTGCCTGTTGCAGCTTTTCAGCGGTTCTCTGCTGTTCTGCCTGAAGCCTTAGCTCATCTACCGTCAGATCAGCCTCCTTCATCCTCTCCTTCGTCAGGTTGTTCTCTGCGTTCATCGCAATATCAACCTGCAACTTGTCTGTCTCCATCTTCATGTCAGCCTGATCCCTCATAGCCCGACGCTGTGTTTCAGCCATCGAGGCCTGCAGAACCGCAGCAGCCTCAGGATCACGCATAGCAGCCGCCTGTAGGTTCATCTGAGACGACTGCATCTGGGCGTACTGCTGGCTCAACTGCTGGATCACCGGCATCACCTGAGCAAACACCTGCATGGCGTCCATCTTCACGTGAGCTGTAGCCACCGCAACCGTCTGGTCAATGACCTTCGACATCTTCAGCTCGCCATACTTCTGCAGATCAATGCCCGTCTCACCAGTTGCATATTGGGTAACTTGGTTCTGATACCACAGCAACATGTGCTGCTTTACGTGCTCAATGGTCTGTGGGATGCAGGCTCCAGCCATGATGGGGCTTCCGCCTAGCATCGGGTCAGTCGCAAAGTCCAAGTGACTCTGAATGTGCGCCAGATGATCCTGATTCGGGTAGGCAAACGCCGGTTTACCCAAAGCCATCGCCGCGTTCTCGTCAGCCGCGTTCATCTCCATCGGCTTAATAGCGTTGGGCATCAGTTCATTGACGTTGGGCACCTTCATCTGCTTTAACGCCCGGGACACCACAGCCCTTGGGTCAAACAGACTGGGGTATTTTTCCATGTACGCAATCACAGCCTGAGTCTGCGCCATGCGTTGCGTTTCGCTAAAGATGTGAGGATCCGATACTGGGATGATGTCAGAGTTCTTCTCAAAGTCCGATCGCTCAATCGGCAGGTCTGCCACTACATCAGACTTGAGCTGGTCGTCCAAATACCAGCGGTTGATACGCCCTAGAACTTGCAGAAGGCGCTTCTGAGACGTATGTAGACGGGCATGGATAGCTGAGAACACAGCTGCTCCTTGCTCAATCAGAGCCTGCGTAGTGCCTACAGGAGCCTGTGAGTTGATGTCAGCGATCTTCTCTTCAGAAGTCGTCACCACGCCCTTGGCAGCTGTCTGCAGGAAGCCCAGCAACTGGAACAGCACAGGGCTAGGCGGATTAAACGGCATCGGCATAGCGACCTTACGGATGTCGTCAATACCCGGAGCCGCCTCAATCTCAACCACCTGCGTCACATCAACCTGATCACTCTGACCAGACAGCTTCCCGCCCTTTAACTTCAGCAGGGTTGCAGCATTGTTAATGTGGGCAGAATCCAGCAAAGCACGGAGAGCACCCGTCAAAGCACCAGCCAAGTCACCCATCAGGTGAGGCAGGCCGATCGCATAGGCACCACGCCACGGGATGAACTTGAACTCGATCAGCCAGTCCAGCTTAGTCAAGGTATTGTCGCCCTCTTCCCAGTTCCGGTACAGGCCAACGACCTTATTGTCCAACTCGTCAATCATCAGGATGTACGGCGCCATCTCGCCCTCAGTGCGCCCGTCGCCCTTCAACTCCATCCAGCAGTAGACATGGAAGACAGTCCTCAGACCATCTATGTTCTCGCTGATAGAGACGCCCTCAATCTTGTCGTTCGCCTTCTCTGCCTCAGTCTCGTCTGGGGTCATGGAGGCACGAATAAAGTTGACGTCGCGGTACAAGCCAGACGTAATCCTTGCCTCAAACTCGTACTGCGAGATGTTGTGCTCCTCTGTTACGCGCTGAGACGTATAGAAGTTCACAGACGACGCAGGCAGGTGGATCTTGTCTACAGGGACAAACTCAGCACAAGGGCGGCGTTTCTTCTCGTCAAACCACAGCTTCATGTACTGTGAGCCACCCATAGGCAGCTGAGTCAGCATCTGCTCTTGCTCGTCACGGAACTCCTCAATCTGCTCCGTTAGCTGCCAGTTCATGTAGTCGCGCTTGCGCTCGGCCTTCTCTGTCTTTTCAGGCGTTACATCCCCAAGGATCTTGGTGCGAGTCGGGCCGTCAGGCGGGAACATCTCCTTGATCGCACGGGCAGCAAAGTCCACACAGGCCTCTGCCAGCACGGGATGCGCAACTTTTGAGGCGCCAGTAAACGTAGCCCCGCCCGGAGCATCTTCCCCCAGACCTGAACGCTTCAGACCCTCGGCGTACTTCTTGTCGCGCTCTTTGCGGTCTTCCTTGTCTTTCTCTATTAGCTCGATGTAACGCAGAGCAATTGCCTGCAGCTCTCCGACATCCATCGTCTCCGACAGGTTGTCATAGAAGTCTGTGTCGTCTCTGGGAGTCTTGGAGTCAAGGTTGACAATGGCTGAGCCATCCTCCATCTCCTCAACGTCTGACTCTTCCATGTCAATGTCAATCACAACACCACCGTCAGGCGTACTTGTGATCCCCTCGATGAAACGACCAAAGTCTTGGTCTATCGGCATTTCAGGCATTTCCTGCCCCCTCTACAAGTTGTTTCCACACGCCACCACCTTCTGCAAAGGCAGGGCCTTGAATTACTCTTTCTGCATCATTGACGTCAGGGACAGTGTTGTACTTCCCATCTACCATCGTCTTCCACACGCCCCCGCCGTCTGCAAGCTTGGCAGCAAACTCTGTCACTGCAGGATGAGGCAGGCTGGCTGCAAACTTCTCTACGGCTGGGTGGACAGAACCGCCGTCTTTGTACGACTGCCCCTTCTTGGCAGACTCACGCATCGCATCTGTGATGTCGATGTAGTAGACGGGCTCCGATATTTCTTCCAGCATAAACTTGTATGCTTCGGTGTCCTTACCATAAGTATTTGACAAATAATTTTTATAAATTTCCAAATCTTTTGGACTTTTCTTCAATATGTTTGTCGTTCCCAACTTGCTGCCATGCTGCTTGGCATACTTCTCAAGGTAGTTCTTGTAGGTCTTGTCGTACCATTGCTTCATGCCCTCGCCGCCGACTTTGAGGTCAAGGCCTGTGTAGTATGTTTTTACATCTTCTAATTCTTTGTAAATATGAGAAGAAGGCAAACCTTCATATGTTGCTTTGCTTAGTTGATTTCGTAACTCTGCATCTTTAGCAGCATTCTCTGCCATTGTTTTACCAAGATCCTTGCCAACATAATTTGGCAATTCATCTGGGCTAACATGTTTGTTTACAACCAAATCGCCGTCATTGTTGTAGCCTTTTAAAACACCATCTTTGTATTCAATGCTAGACATATGGCGGCTCAAGTCATACCGATCAGCCTGCCGCGCACCTGTCGTCAGGTACACGCGATCCATGCCTGTGTCTGCAGCTTCTTTGATGGCGCGTTTTAGGCCTAGCTGATACCAGTTGTCTTTGAAGGGGGCGTCGGGGACGCCAGTTAAATCTGGCAGCGCTTCAATCTCGGCCCTTAACTCTGCTGGAATTGGCTGGCCTCTTTCCATATAAGGCCAAGAAAGTTCTCTGAGTTGAGAGCGACGCGCTTCAATTTCTGGCGTTTTGTACCCCTTCTTCGCTCCCTGCTGATGCCAGTCAGACTGCAGCTCATCAATCAGCAAGCCCTTCTTGCCTTCAGCGTCTGCATGGTTGGCTACGCGCAGATGGAGAAGTACGTTGGGCTCATTGCCGTGGTGAGCTGTGTGCATAAATGCAGACGAATGAAATGGGACGCCATATTCTTTAGCAGCCTCAACGCTTGTCCAATTGTTTGCAAAATTAGGGTCAGTAGTTCCTACCGTGTCAGGGGCATCTGCTCTACCAACAAATCTTCCATTTGGGTATTGAAGAGCGTATCCTTCTTTAGTTGGATGAGGCACAACTTTAATTTCTTTATTTTTTTCCAACGGCAAACTAATCCGTATCTCACGATAGTCTGTGCCACCCGGCATCACGTAGTCAGGGTGAGACGACGGGCCAAACCTAGCCTCATCAACCCTCTTCAAAGCATCCTGATTGATCAGATTGTCTTGCAATTGCGCATCAAGCTGCGCCAGCGTATGCCGATGACCAGAAGCCCTTGCCTCATTCATTGCCTCAAGGATTTCATCGTGCTCACGCTCAAGATCGTCAATCGCCGCCTCATCGCGCTCCCGCTTGACAGACTCCCGTAAGGGAATACGGCGCTCCTCTGTCGCAGCAATGATCTCTTCCCGCGTCACGTTAGGCCTGCCTTTGAACTGGTCTAGCCCCAGCTCAGTCAGCCGCTCATCCGTCACACCCGGCTGCTTCTTCAGGTCAGAAATGAACGCATCGCCTGCGCCCTTCTTACGCTGCAGGTTCAGTGCAGCCTTCTCTGCAGGGTTGTAGAAGCCAACCTCGTTGGCAGGAGCTTTGACCTTCCCGGGCTTTACCTCACCCGGCGGCACGGCATACATTCTCGTGGGTGCTACAGCCTTCTCAAGCCCCACCTCCAGCAGTTCTCTAGCCGTGGGCGCCAGCTTCTTCGCACCAGCAGCCACAGCCTCTACAGGCTTGCGGACATCGATCGGCAAGAACTCACCCAGCTGCTGCGCTGTCTTGCCAGTCTGCGTAGTCGGAGCCAGCGGCATCTTCTCTTTGAAGAACTCAGAGCCATACGGGATGTCAGGCGTACCAAACTGCTTGACGTTCAGCAGGTTCAGGATGTCGGCAGGGCCTCCCAACGTCGTCGCCAAAGCCCCACGGCCTCCACCTAATAGCGTCTCACCTAAGCCCTGCAGCGCCCCGCCTAGGACGTTCGTATCCTCTACAGGCACACCAGCTCGGGTGCGAGGACGGGCAGCTCTGCGCTCAACCTCTGCTTGGAACTCTTCTTGTAACGGGAAGGCTTGACCACCAGTTGCCATTGCAAGGCCGCCCTCTGCGTACCCATGTTTTTGTAGATTGGTCAGCCAATCTTCAGAAATAAATTGTTCTGGAGCATATCCACGCGCCAAATCCATGTACCCAACTTTACGCCCCTTTTCTCGCTTAACTTTTTCAATAAAGTCTTTCATTGCAAGTTCATGTGGCACTGGGGCAAAAGTCTTTCCTAAATCTTCTCCGTACAATAAGTAGGGAAACGCAGGGTGTAATTCAGGATGAACACCCACATCACCAGTCAATGTAAATGCTCGATGACCTATTGACCACGTTGGGGCAGAGATCAACGCCGGATCAGTAGTTGACTCAATGATGCCGGGGTAGTCAATAATTGAACCTTTCTTTCCACCAACCCCTTTACCGCCCATAATTTCAGCGGCGGCAGCTCTACGCTCAAATGTGTTAGATAGTTGGCGAAAATTCTTTGCCATTATGTCTACATCGGGTGGGTATAAAGGGTTTCCAGCTGAATCAAGCGCAGTAGCAAGTTTCTCGTTGATTTTTTCCCTTAATTCATTTGACAAATTTCCCTTCTTTGCTTCACGACGGAACTGATTAAATATTTGATCAAAGACCATTTGATTTGAACGGTGTTGTTCTGGATGCCCAATGTATGGCGACCAAATTGCTTGACCTTCTGGAACCCGCTGATTAGATGTAATAATTGTTTGAGCTTTAGGCATACTTGCAACGCCCCAAACTTTACCTTTATATGCAGGAAACTCATGTTGTAGACCTGAAAATCCCGAGCCCCCTAAAAAGCCACCACCAACCTTTGTGCGATCGGATTCCGTAAACATCGCAGTTTTACCCTCATGAGGGCCAAATACTTCAGAAGCCTTTAATAATTTTGGCGATTGGAGTTTTGTGCTTCCAGCAAACCCCATAAAAAAGTCTTCAAGCTTCTGCTCATTCTCTTCTGGGCTTGCCGTAGGATCGTGCAAATACTGCCTGACGATGTTGACGCCCTCTTGTACAGGGTCAGTAGCCAAACCCTTCAAACGTTTCTTAGTGCGTTCTAATTGAGCTTCCCAAGGAAATGGTTCTGCTTTAGTGCCAGCTCTTGTCAAGCCACCTGTTGCCATTCTTTCTACAGCCTTAGGCGTAAACACAGCAGCTGCAGGTGCAGATCCACCGGGCTGTAGATAGCCCTCGTATCCGTACTCTTTAATCATGCGCTCCAAATCCGCCATAGCCTGCTGCCCACGCACCAACCCAGCGTTCGCCCTTGCAGTAAACGGGATTCGGTTGGCCTCTGTCGCTAACGTGCGCAACGATAGTGGGTCTTCTGCAAGGTTGTACAAAGACTCACCCTCAGCCCTGTAGCGATACGGGCCTAGACCTGCCTCCGGCGTTACAGCCCCGGGCTCACCAGCGTAAAAGTAAGTTCTTGGCCTCACGGCACCCTGTACACCCTCAAGCCTCGCAGCCTCTTCGCCTGCTATTCCTGTGCCGTACTTTCTGGGATCAGTCATCAAGATGTCTGGCGACGTGCTAAAGTGAGTCAGCGGCGTTTGCGTCGTTGTGCCAGCCTTTGGCTCAATCAATGGCTGAATGTAAGACGGCATACCGCCTTCATAAGTGTAAGTTGTAAACTCTGGCGGCAGTAACAAAGCTTTGTTTGGAGCAAATTGAAACTCATTAAACAGCCCAGACTTCAATTGCTCAAGCCTTTGTACATCAGCGTTACGGCCTCGACGACGAGCTTCATACAGCTCTTCCTCAATGCTAGACAGTGCTTTCTTTAGCTCCGCGTTGATTGGCGTGTAGTTCCCAAAGCTATTCTGCCCCCGCGTTTCGCTGGTCATTGCAAGTCTTGCTAACGGGGAATACATCTGTGAGTGCGCTAACCAAGCCAGCTCTTCACCCTTTGGCCCGAACTGCGTTCCATGCACAGCATGACCAAAAAAGTCATGCACAGCTCTGAACATCTCGTTTGTATTTAAACCAGTGTCAGGATCAATCTTATTTAGGAAGTCATGCGGATCGCCGCCTTGAAACACATACAAATGCCTGTTCTTGTGAACGTCATGCAACATCTCAGCGCTTGATCGGTAATTGCCCTCACCAGCTCTGTGGTACGACATGTTGATCGGCAGACGTCTAAATTGCTCCTCTGTCTCTTTAGCCATTTGCTGATACGATTTTTCTACAAGGTCATCGTAATCTTTTGCATTCGCCTGCTCTACGATCTTTGGGTACTTCCTTTTGTAGGCAGCAAAGACGGCCTTCTTGTACTTAGGGTTGTCGGTTGCAGCCAGCTCGAATGTCTTGCCAATAGCGCTCTGCTTGGCTAACGAGCTTTCAGACATGCTAGGCAATGAGTACGGCCTGCTCATCCTGCGGCGCGTGTACTCGTCTGCAATCTCTAGCGGAAAGTTTTGGCTGCCAGTTAGCTCTTGGTACGTTTGCCCCGAGAAAAGCTCCGGAACATCGCCTCGTGGTGCTCCTCCGGCAACTTCGGCGCCTTCCCCTCCCGGCTCCAAATTTCCTCTAGTACGCGCTGCGTTTCTTCGAGCAATTTCCGGGCTGACTCGGTAGAACGCCCCTTCTTGTGCGACTCCATACGGCTTTACTCCTTTGATTGGTGTTCCTGTTAATCCTAAAGCCAGCTCTTCTAGCTTACGATCGCGCTCTTCAGGCGCATCTGTTGGGGACGGCAAATACTGGCGGGTAATATTTAGCAGCTCCTGCTTAGGGTCTGTCACTAGCCCAGTCAAGCGCTTCGCTGTACGACCGAGCTGAGCCTCAAGCGCTTCCTGCCACGGGAAGGGTTGAGCCGCAGTACCAGCTCTGGTTTTGCCACCGATTGGATTGTCTGCCATGTCTACACCGCGTAAGGATTGACCCGCTTAGGCTTCGGATCAACATAGTCATCGTCGTCATAATGCGGCGGCGGATCAATGTCAAGCCACCCAGCATCGCGCAAGTATCTCAGAGCCTGTGTACAACTGTCTACGTAATCATCATGAGTTGATTCTGGGAAACTGCATATCTGGCTCACGAACCCTTCGGCCCAGTCCCTGACATATCCCTTCCTCACTGAGCTCTCAGGGATCCACACCCGCTTGTGGGCGATGATGTTCGCTACGATCGACAGCCTCTGTATCTTGTCAGCCTTGCCGGGGTTGTAGGCTCTCACCGGCAGGTGGGCTCTCTGTAAGTCTTGGATGAGCGATATACCTGCAGCCTTGTCTTCAATAAGCACCAAGTCAACCTTCTTGCCGCCGGTAAAGTTTCCTCGGGCTTCAGCCTCGGGGTCAGCGCCATACGACACCTTAAACTCTTCAATGACTTTCGGGCGTAGATCCGGATACTGAAGTCGATCTTGCCACGCATCGATGAGCATGACCCCCATCGGCCCGTCAAGTGGCTTAAATACTCCCCAAGTAGTAGCCGCCGTCGGGTCATTAACCGTCTTTTCGGTGTACGCACAGTCATAGCTTTGTAGGATGAACTCGAACTTAGGGAATTCCTTGTTGGCAGGCCAGAGCCTGAACATCTCGCGCTTCACAATCCCTGACTCCTCAGGGTCGATCAGCTCTGCCTCAATCTCCTGCCGCCCTAGCCTCGTCCCCTCGTACTGCAGGATCTGGCGCTTGAAGTTATCCGCTAGGTTCTCGATGTTTGCATAAGTGGAAGCCCGAGTGATAACAACATCATCCCCTTCACGCCCAACCAGATCCACGATCAGATCCTTGGGCTTTGGGGTGGTGGTGCAGATGATTCTGACCTTCTTACCCAGACGCATACCGAACTGCAGCATGTCCCAAGCGTCTTGCAGATACTCCCATGCAGCCAGCTCGTCTAGCCAGCCACCGTGGAACTGAGGGCCTCGGAAACGCTCAGGCTCTGAAGCCGGGATGCCTTTGATTAGGGAGCCATTGATCAGATAGAGCTCGTGCAGCGCCTTGTTGTAGTCTTTAATCAGCTCTTGGGGGATGACAGACATCAGCCCTGAGTCACCCTCAAAGCAGGTGGAGCGAACATCAGCGGAGGTTGGGGCTGAGACTAGCCAGCGGGTGTTGGGATTGCTCCAAGCCCACCAGCCTAGCTCCTCAGCGGCTGTTCTAGTCTTGCCAGCGCCGCGGCCTGCAAGCATCAGCCAGATAGACCACCAATCCCCGGGAGGGCGGATCTGGTGCTTGTGAGCCTTCATTAGCCATTTGCTACGCCATTCAAAGGCGGCGCGTTGTTCTACCGGGAGAGACTGG